ACATCATTAATGTTTTCGGTAATTAATTTCATTAACGTATCCCCAATGCTTTTCTCTTCATGAGAGATCTTTTTCTTTTTATAAGTGCTCGAGCCATCTTTGCTTTGCGCTTTACTTTTGCTCTGCGCGCAGCCATCTTTCTGCGTAAACGCTCTTGTGGCTTCATACGAACTAGTTTACCACCACGAATCGTAAAACCTTTTACAGCAGAAAAGACTTTGCGACGCTGAACCTTGCCACCACGAACACGAGCGCGAATTAGTTTTTTACGACCAATTTTTTGAATATTGGCTTCAGCAATAATTTCTCTTACAATTTCTGAAATGATACTCATTTGTCACCAATTGTAAATTGAACTTTACTTAAAGCGAAATGTGCTGCTTTCTCAAAGCCTTTTGGGTGTGTGAGCATATCAGCAAATTTCTTTTTATTATCGTCATTCAATGCACCATGAACCATGTGAATGGCTTTTGCTGCACCGTGACTTACTTTAAGTTTTGACCCATCAGCAAACTTCATATGACGTGATGTTTGTTTTGGTGATTCTTCTTGAGCATATTTTGATACTTGATCAAGGTTTTCCATAACATGCTCAACTTCTTCGGTTTTTACGCCAGGAACTGTTGCATCAGTTGATGTGCCAGTTGGGCTGTATGGAATTGTAAATGTTAATCCCATTCTAGAATTAACATACATTGCAACGCGACGACCATCTGGGAAAATACGAATGCCTGTTCTTTTTAATACAAGCATTGGTGGTGGATTTACTTCATCGCGCAATGTTGCTTCACAAATTTGTTCTTTGTCGATAATTTCGTATGAATTCATTAATGACTTTTTAGCCGTTGCAGCTGGTTTCAAAACTTGTAACTGACGACGAAAACGATTCATTGGAACATCTGATGAGAGAGCATCTGATGGAACTTGTGATGTTGCCGCAATATAATTTGTTCTTTCAGTTGGCGATAGTTTATTAATCACCTGACTAAATTGTGCTTTAGGATTTGCAGCAATTGCTTTTGTTACTTTTGCATGACCCGATGCAGCAGCACTCACATTGAGACCTTTAATTCCCAATGTTGTTTTTGCAGCGTTTAACTTTTGACGCAATTCAGCGTCTGAAGTATTACTCTGCGTTTGAGGTGACGCCTGCATCGACTTCTGATTCGGCGCTTCCGTCAATTTCTGTCTCAAGTCCTTCAATTTCATTTGTTTGTACTTCTGGTGTGAGTAGTGAAGACGCAATCTCAACTTTCTTTACTTCAAGTGCATCATTTACACGCGCTGAAATCGCAGCGTCAAAAGCATTCTTAAATGCTCCTGAATCTCCAACTAGTGCAGCATTAACTAAATCGATAGTGTTCATAAAAATCTCCAATTATTATTTAGTAATTTGAGCATTAAACGATTGGTTTAGATCATTTGCTGAAGGTGATACTGTTGGTTGTGCTGCGACATTATTCGCAGCTGGTTCAGCAAGATTTGAAGGGGGTGGTGTTGAGAGAGACATAGGCTCTTGTGGTTGAGCAGCCTCTTCTTCAGCCATCTCCTTCGCCATTCTTTCAATGCCTTCTTCATCAAATTGTAGAACATGTTTACGCACCCAACCCTTCGAGAAGTATACTCCAACGTATGGGTCGATTTGTGACATAAGTTGTAAACGTGTTGCCATTAACTCTGCTTCTTTGAGTTCCATAAAGTTGTTGTCTTTAAGGAAATCATAGTGAATCTTTTCTTTTAATTTTTGCCATTCGTCGACGGAGCAGATGCCTTTTAGAGCCAACTGTCTTTCCATCAACTCATCGAACAATAAACTAAATTTGGTACGAAGTTTATTAATAAACTTACTGAACTTAATTTCATCGCGTGTAATTTCTGTTGAACGACCTAAACTAAACCCTTGGTTTTGTTCTAAGCGAGAAACAGGAACATTTAGTGATCGGTAGAGCTTCTTTTCGAAATACTGAACGTCAGCCAACTCACCTAGATTTTGTCCTGCTGGTAGAGTTGTAATTTCTGTTGACTTACCTTCACCACGACGTGGGATCCAGAAGTCTTCCATCATTGACATAAACTTGCGGTCGTCTTTAACTTCGCCAGTGGCTGAATCATAGACAACCTTATTGCGGAACTTTGTCATAATGTCGCGCAAGTATTGCTCTGATTTAATCTTAGGCATGTTACCAACGTCGATGTAGAACACACGACGTTCTGGTGCACGCGATAGACGATAGATAACTACCGCATCTTCAACCATGCGTAATTGATTGAGTGGCTTGATGGCTTTGTGAAGGTATGAGAGAACTAACATTCTCTTAGCATCCATCAGACCAGAGTTAACATTAACAATCGCATCAACGGCAATTCTTACACCACCATCAACTGTTGATGGCATACCCATTGTCGATGTTGACACCATGTTCTGTTGACCCTGAAGCGTTGCTCTTTCGTTGAAGACGTAAAATTCTTGTACGCCCTGAACAACATCAACACCAGTTCTAGGATCTTTTTTCTTTACAACGTGTCTAACTTTCTTGATTTTTCTTGGATCGATATAAACCAATTCTTGAATACCAAGACGTGGCTGTTTCTCATCGATCAAAACTTGGTAAAATAATCTTCCGTCGATATACCATTGACGGAATAGATCAGGACCAAAATTAGAGAAGTCTAACATACGAAGAACGTTATCAAATTCTTCGCGAATCATGTCTTTGATTTTATCTGGCTGCTCTAAGTCGTCTAGTAGAATTGTAACTGACTTGCCAGTAACGTCATGAACAACAGCTTCATTTACGATGTCATCAATCGCTGCTTCGAGTTCAGGCTGCATTGCCATCTCTCGATAACGAGTGATAAGATCATTTTCATTTTTAAAACTTGCTTCAAGATCTAGATAAGTTCCAAAATAACCACCAGCAGTGACGGTGATCGCACCATCATCGCTTACAGGTGTAGAAACCTGAGGCTGAAGTTGTACTTCAGGCTTTTTTCGAAGGATCTCGAAACCGAAAAGATTTATAGCCATGTGTGCTCCATCATATAGAATGGGGAGAGAGTTGCCCCTCTCCCCTTATTCAAATTAAGCGAATAGACCGCCAACAACACCACTTCTAGCCACGCTTTGATCTTGCGCAGTCCAGTACTGATATTGGAAGGTAACTGAGAATTCTTCGATTGCATCGTTTGAACCCCAGTCTAGGTCGATAGCAGCGATATCAATTGGGAACATACCGACGAACTTATACGTCTTGATTGGTGATCCACCAGCCTTTGAGTATTGAAACACTTCAGCGTCAGCAGCATATTGCTGTGTCGTGAGTGCAGCACGTAGGTTTGTTACGTTATCATTGATTCCGCGGACCCATGATTCCATTGCATTACGGATAATAAAGTCTTCATCGTTAATTACTGTTACTGTCCAGTCAGCAAACGTGCGATTGCCAGCAACTTTAACTTCGCGACCGAAGTAGTTTACTGGTACGCTACCGAGTGTTGAGCCAGGAAGCTGAGCAGTTTTAACCATGAATGTAGACTTTAATTGTGCCGTTGAACGACCAGTTACATAACTTGGGAAATTGAGTCGCACTTCAAATAGATTAGGACGTGCGCCATCTCCACTTAACTGTGTACGAAATTGATTTACATTGAATGGCATTGATTATCTCCTGAGCCTATACTCTATTTATTAGAAGCGACCAACGATTTCGTCAAAGGCAACACCAGTACGGACAGCCACGAAGTTCAACTGGATAAAGTTGATTGACTTGGCTGGCTTGATATAGATGTCACCAATAAACTCGTTGCGGTCAATAACTTCTGGAGTATTATTTGTATCGTCACAAACAACACGGAAGTCGTAGATACCGCGACGACCCTGTACCAATCTTAGGAATGGTTCAACTAGGTTTACAAACTGAGCGCGAGTAAATTCATCGTTGAACTCGAATAGGCTGGCGCGTGCAGCACGAGCAATTGCCTTCTCAAGAACAATGAATAGACGACGAACATTGATACGATCGAATGCGCTTGGTTTTGCTTGCAGCGTCTTGTCACCAAAGAGAACAGTACCTTCTCCTGGGAATGCGACGATTGGGTTTACACCAGCCTTATAGAGCGTATCGCGTTGTGCTTGGTTTGGATTGAATGCTAGTTTGATTACATTCTTCAACTGACCGCGATTGAATCCAGCAGGTGAGAACCATGGATCACGATCTTGGTCGGTACGAGCACAGAGACCAGCAACGTCACCGTTAGCTGGAATCCAACGATATAGATCGTTATACTTGTCGTACTGATACTTCCATGCGCTATCCATTACAGCATATGACGTTGATGTCAAGCTGTTACGATAGTTTACGATAGAAGAAACTGGATCAGCTGCTTGGACGTTTGCAAGTAGTGGTGATACGAACGCTACGCAGTCTTCACGACCTACAGCAAGAGAAATTACGTTTGCAGCCAATACTGCGCTTGCGTTAGCCGTCATTACGAGGCTAATATCAACGTTATCCGTTGAAGCAAACTGAGCATATGCTGTTTGAACGTTACCATCCGTTGGTGCTGCATCAGTACCGCGAATGAAGCTGACACCATCTAGGTTTTCACCTGCGAAGGCATGTGTCGCATTAGCAGCAACACCCCATGTGGAGTTGTTTGGTCCCATTGCATAGACGTAACGTGAATTGACGTATAGAACATCGCGGTAGTAGAGTGATTCGCCGCTTTCGCCCTTGGCATTGGTTGCCTTAGATACGTTTGCGAAACGCTCAATGACCGTGTTTGGTGTTCCTGAGAACAATCCATCTTCATCGACGATTGCGATGTGCATTTCGTCGTTAGCGTCTGACTTATGATTTGCAGCAACAAAGGTTGAAGTTCCTGGGGCAGCATCGAAGTATGGAGCGTATGCCCAAGAAGAGAATGCTGTCGCGTTTGCATTTGCGCAAACTGCAACCTTCAATGAGTTACCAAGCGAACCTGGATAACGAGCAGCAAATAGGATATTTGAGTTTGCTGCTGTGAAGAATGTTGAGAAGTAATGATCTTCGCTCTTCACCTTTACGTTTGCAGCAAATGAACCTGAAGCAACGTTCAGCGCAAGAGCAGAATTAAGTGTTTCGGCGTCAGCGCGAGAAACAAACATACTGTTGCTATATGCTAGGAAGTTTGCAGCGGTGAAGAACGTAAGAGCCGTCGTTGAATCTGGTTTACCATATACTTCAACGAGTTGATCTTCTGAAGAAATTTGTCTTAGAAGATCAATTGGACCCCACTGAAACGCGCCAGCGATCGCGCCAGTGGACGTGGAAACTGATGGAACAACAGTTGTTAAATCAATTTCGGAAACATTCACGCCTGGAGATACTTGAAAAGCCATGTTTTTGCTCCTGTTTTGGAGATAAAGAAACTTACCAGTTATTTAGTGTTTTGTGGTTTTTAACGCTCGACAGGAGCCCAAACGGCACCATCTTCGACAAATGCATTCGATTTATTGTCGACATCGATGTGTCCAGCTAAAATAAGATCTCCGATCGACTCTTCTTCAATCATTTTTAGCTGCTCAGCGTTTAATTTTTGACGGATATTAACATCAGTCATATCCGAGAAAAATCTTTGATTCGTTAGCCATGCAAATAAAACCAAACACATTACAAGGTCGTCATGGCTACCTTCTTCGGCTTCATAACTTACACCGTTCGAGACGAAGGTCGAGAGTTCAGAGATAATATCGTAATCTGTAATAATTAATTGTTGGCGTTCGATTAGGTTTTTGAGGATAGAACAACCGAGCCTTTTAACCGATTTAGTCGTTTTAACGCCTCGACCGCTCTTTTGACCAAAACCAAAATTGACTAATAGTTTCTTATTTAGTTTTGACTTACCGTGTTCAACTGTCGAAAGAATGTTCTCATATTCATAATCATCAAACAAAATATCTACAATCTGTTGTCCATTATCGTTCGTTTCGACCAACTGATAAGCATTATTATAATATGTGCCCACTTGTTTTAAAATTGCAGGATAGACCAATGGACTGATTTCATTATCCTTATATGTGGCGACGACTTTATATGGGAGAGCAGTCGCGTCGATTACAGTAAATGCCGAGTAGTCTAATCCTTTTCCTCGAGAGGTATCTACGACCATAAAATAAAGATGGTCTGGTTTTGCTTCGTCATATACTTTAAAATTTTCAATTCCTGTATTTGCAATCGGTTTTGCAAGTGACAATGCTCGGAGAGCCACTGCGCTGATCAAAGTGCCCGATGAACCCAGAAACTCGCATTCCATTTCCTGCATGAACTTTTGTTCGCCAAGAACACGGAACTGTTCGTCAGCCCACTTTTGATCTCTTCCTGGGACTTCACGCCAGTTCGCTGAGATATGAGTGAATCCATTATTATCCTCAACTGCATCGTTCCACATTTTGTAAAAGTGGTTCATGCCGTTTGGCGTAGAGGAAATTAGAATCTTGGATTCAGTGCCAGAAGAAATGGTTGGATAAACCGAAGTGAAGAATTCATCAGCAATATTCGTCGGAACGAATGCAAACTCGTCAAGATAAAGTAGCGAAATAGAGAAACCACGAATGGCGCTAGAAGCAGTAGAGTTGGCTAGAATGCGGCATCCGTTTTCTAATTCAATGTCACCCTTGTTCCAAGTCTTTACACCTTGTTGAATCCAATGCGGTAGTGCTTCATATGCAAGTTTAATGCGGCTGAGAATTTCACGAGCTGTGGCTGCTTTGTTAGCAAGAATCGCAACCGACTTGTCTGTATTGAATAACACATACCAAAGAATATAGCCGACAACCATCGTGGTCTTACCGACCTGACGACCTGCTTTTACAATGATGCGACGATTTTTATTAAACTTCTCGATAGCATCTTTTTGGAATGGATAAAGGTTGATCTGCACGAAACCTTTATCAAGCATAACGACCTTGACATAGTTTTCAATAAAGTATACTGGATCTTCTGCGCACTTGACATACTCACGGACTTGATCTTCCGTGAGCTGCATCGGCATATTAACGCGCTTGAGGCGCGGATTACCAAGATAATTCTTGATTTTATTTGGCAGATTCATTCTTTATTTGTTTCAAAAGATCGGTAGTGCTACCAACGAACACTGCCTTATCTACATTGATATTAGTTGTCTTTGCTTCAGCAGCCTGTGGGTTTAATTCTTTTTGTTGCTTCTGGAGGATCATCAACTTCTCTGTAACATCAGAGAGATTTTTGATCATATTTGCTGCTACTTCATATGCTCTTGGGTGTTGAGATTCTTTCGCCACTTCAAGAATCCCATCCAAAGCCTCGTTACCCTTTTCGATAAGGTTGTAATAATTAGCACGAGAATAGTCAGCGTCAGGATTATCAGCTGATCTGTCTGGCTCATGAATAGTAACACTTTTATTTTCCTCTCTTACCACAGGAACATAATCAGTGTTTAAAATTTCTGCAAGATTTTTATCTGTATCACTCATGTTATATTCGGAAATTCAGTTTTGACTTCATCGAATCCAAACGCAGTATTTGGGTTTGCTGTATTTGGATTTGGTGTAATAACCAACTTAGACAGCTGCAAGTCATTGGATCCGAAACTTGCGATATTATATGATGCATTTGAAATAGCACCAGTTAAATATTTGCCTGTTTTCAAGATTCCGTTAACATCAGTTACAATAAGAACATTGCCTGTTGGATTCCAAGAGGTAACAAAAGCAGTAGAATTGGCAGATGTTAAATCACGCCCCTCATACACCAACTCACCAGTTTGGAACGTTCCCAAACCACCTGTATTTGCGAAGTAAATGACTCTTTCGTTTCCAGCAGTTAGTGCGCTGTTAAATGTATTGGCAGTAACCTTGCGAATAATATCGCGAGATACAATTGGACCATACATATAACCTTTTGCAGTGAAAGTCAATGACCATGTAATCATTCGAATTGGATCAGAGCCACCAACATCTTCAACGTTTTGATTCACGTCTTGTAGAATAAATGGAATATCAGTTTTTTGATCAGTTAATCCAAGAAAATCAATTGTCATTGTATAGTCTGGATTAAAGTATGGAAGGATTTGTTCTACAATTTGTGTCCCATCTTCAACATTTCTAACATAGATTGTGAGCGTAAACTCAAAATTATATGGCGTAGTTCTAAGAGATTTTACTGTTGTTGCAGACTCAGCAGAAAAACTTTCTGAAAATAGATTTCTTTTTCTTAATGGATCATACGTTATATTAGTAAGTTCAAAACTCATTCGTGGAAGAGTCATTTGAACTTCTTTGGTCAATTCAGGATCTTGTGTAATGCGTTGATAAAACTTTTCTTTCTGCGCATACTGCAGCGGCACAGTAATACGCTCAATTTCAACTGTACCTGCTTTATTATAGCGCACAAGTCGAATGTCATTGAATAGCGTACCAAAGGCAACGACCATTTTTCGAATAATTCTATGATAAAAATGTGATTGCGAAAACATTATGGCTCACCGAATGGATTGGCTTCACTGAAATCAACAATATTGTCAGCTTCAGTTTCAATGCGATAATTGTCTTGCATATCCTCGTTGTTTGCATTTCTTAGCGTATCAGGTGCAGCTGCAAGAGTATATTGAGCACCGCTTGAGTTACCAATAATGGCTGCATTAGCAGAGAATGCACCACGAATATTTCTTAGTTTCAATGTAAGGGTTGGTTTATCCCAATCAGCAACAACACCACGAGCGGTTGAAGCCGCAAGAGATGCACCCTGATAAACCCACTCGAGTGGAGTAAATGTTCCAGTCCCACCACTTTGCATTGTGTAATTAATTGCAATAGCCTGTACATCGCTAATTCTATCAATAATATCATATCCAGTATTGATGTACTCACCATTATACTTAAATGCTTCAACTGTTAGTCCATACATATATGGATTTTTTGAATCTCTACCTAATTGGAAAAAGTTCTTTTCTTCTTCAACAAACTTAATTTCCATTAATTTGTATTGAATTGGTAGGTAGATTAGGTCGCCTTCTTTTGGTACATTGCTGGTAACTTTAGATGCAGATGTAACATACTTCTCAAAAGTTCTTCTTGCCATGCAAAGTCTAGCAGTTTCTTGAATTTCAAGACCAAACTTACCAAAGAACTCTTTATTGCCTTCATAATCTTGAAAAGACTCAAGATACATCTCTAGTTTAAATGCTTGTGTAAATGATTTAACTGGATCGTCACCGAACAGTTCATCGATTGATGATTGTGAATCGCGCGGAATATAGTATACATCTATACCATGATTCTTGATTGATTCAATGATCAAATCTTCGAGCAATAACTGCTCTGTACGAGCATTTTGATTATTGAAATATACTGACGTTGCCATCTTATCCTACCAAAAATCCTGGTGGCTCTTCATAAACGTCTCTTAGATCAATTTCTAGTTTTTCGATAGCAATAGATGCTTCATCGTAAATAGTTTGACCATTAATCACAAGACCGCCTGGAAGAACATAGTTTCCATATTTCTTGAGGTTTGTTCCCCATTGCTGCTTAAACAACTCGGTCGTATATCTCTTAAGCCAAGTATCGTTGAACACCTTACCATAAGTTTCTGGATCTACGATACGATTTGCAAGGAAGCACATATAATTCCCAGCTACAAATTTTCCAGCCCAATCGGTTTTTACATGAACGCGGTTTGTCTTTTTGTTATAGGTGTAAGGAGACTCGCCTGTAATAATCATGTCGAGCATTGCTAAATGCTCTCTTGCAATCACATAGTAAGTATATGATGATGCAGTTAGATTGTAAAAATCGTTGAGGCGAAGCTGATAGTTAATATCGAACATATTAAAACCAGCAGAGGATGTCGATGCGACAGAGACGCCAGTATATGGAAAAACTCTGCTCACGCCGATGATTGAATCTGCGAGTTGCACATATTTGTTTAGAATATCCGCGCTCGTAATCTTGTGAGCAAGATAAACTGTTTCAGTTCCATCGTAGTGGAACTCTCTGAATTTTTGCAATCCTTCGTCGATACGATCTTCAAGCTGATCATCATCGATATTAATGTCGACTACAGGAAATCCGAGTTTTCGGAGGCAGTAATCTTTTAATTCTGTGCGAGAATATGGTGACGCCATTGAGATAGAACCTCTCTAATTATTGTATATTTAGTTCTCGATTAACTTCCCATTTCGAGAACTATAAACCTGATTCGGGTCCATATGTGCAAACTGTTCCCAATTCGGTTCTCCCTCTAAAATTCTTTTGCCAGTCGACTCTTCACCAATGTGTTCGATTAGATTTTCTCCATTCGGACCTTTTAGTTGGGCAGAAAACATCTGGTGAAAATGATCTAGGTACACCATGATCATCCCTTCGTTGATATTAAATCCCCAATATTCTTGAAAAGGATATTCGGTTATACTTTTTCGATATAAACTGAAAATAATCGGGAATGTTTTAGTGTTCTTTCCATAATAAAAATTACCGAAAGGGAGATCTCCAGTCTCAATTTTACATGGTTCTTCATGGAAATACCATGCCTGACGCTGTAGAACGACTGAAGCCATTTTGTCATTTGACTCTAATACTTCGATCAGATCATCGATGTGTATTTTTCGAGTGAGGACCACATCATCTTCTTGGTGTAAGACATAGTCATAGTCTTGCGTCTTAAGCCAATTGAAGAAATTAGACCATGTGACGGATAAACCTAGATTCTCTTTGTTCAACCACAAAAGCGTTTTATGAGTTTTAGCAAACAGATCAAAGATGAAATCGTTTCTAGTTCTCGGATAATCGTCAACAATAAGTCTTGTGACCTCATGATTCCCATAATCGAGATTCTTTAGAGAATCTAGAGTTTTCGTCAGATATTGAAGACGATTACAAGAAAATATAACGTGCAGGACTTTCATTAATATTCTGTGTTAAAGAAGAATGTTTGAAAAAGTCTACCGTTCGACATATTATTTCCGAAGTAATCTACAGATGCATGGTATAAATTCCCACGATACATCACAATTCGATTATATTTGTTTGCCACATAATCGACTAAATCCCACTTTGTATAATCGTATCCATCTAGATGCGGACTACTGTTATCAGTTCTACAATACTCACCTGTTTCTTTGTATCGATATAATGCAGTTCCTGCTGAGAGAGGAGCATTCGGTGTTAGATAACAAACCGCTGCCCATGTATTGTAACTGTCTGCGTGAATCCAAGTTCTATCTTGAGCAGTGCAAATTTGAAACGCTCCAGTATAACCAGAATGTTCGAGCCAATCTGTAACTCTACCGCCAGCGTTTAACACGATCGATTGAATCGCCGACTTTAAATCGTCTGGCAAATAAGGTTTTGTTCGAAGTCCAGGATAATTGCCTGCTACTTCAAACTGCTGAGATAACGCATAATTTCGCACAGCATCTGGATTTTGATAGAAGTCATCAGTGATGATTAAATTTGTCTTCATAATTGCCTCAATAATACATAAATCTTGCAGAAGTTCCATCCCATCCGCAAACTTTCCAATCCGTTTCGATTATATCTTTTTCATATGGTCGCGTTAGATAATATGAAAGCGTTTCAATATCGTAATGTTGCATTGGCGATTGATTCAGTAAATGAACTGTTGACTCATTTATATCTATCATTTTATGTAACTGAGATGCTCCAAACGCAAATAAAACGGTGCAGTACTGGTGCAGTCGATCATTGTTTTGGTCTTGGCGACGATCAATAAAATGATAGTTCCAGGTTGGATTCCATGGAAAGTTTAACGGCTTCTTGAAAAACATTTTATCTAAATTTTGCTCAGTAAACAAAGAATCGTTAAAATCAAAATAGAAGTATCTTCCACATCCTTTGATTACATAATCATACGTTGAGATCTCTTTCTTATATTGCTTGTAATACGAATTCAACAATAAACACTCACACAGACTTTTATTAGGATGTGAGTTAACAATTTCAAATGCATTTCCATCTAGTTCTTTTAGTGGAATAAACTCAACATTTGGAAAGTACGAAAGAAAAAATTGGTATTCTTTATACTCCTCAGAGGAATCTACAATTACAATTTTAGATTCTGGGAATGAATTTCGAATTGAATTGACTGTAAAAATTGTTTGACGAAATCTTTCTTCATCTGAGAAAACTGTACGCACTTTACTATAAGTCAGAGGTGCGTGTTTTCTAGTTTGAATTGATGATCCAACTACAAAAAGATTATTCATAGAAACTATTCTTTATAACCTTGTCCAAATATTGCTTGTGCTTATAGTGGATCTCTTCATCAGAGAAATTAAGTCCCCACTCTCTACAATTAAACGGATCAATCTTATCAATCGCTTCAATTGCAGTTAATAGTGATTTGAAATCACGAACTCTAAATCCAGTATTACCCTCAAGAACAATCTCTGGAAATGCTCCCCAATCGGTTGTAATGACTGGTGTTCCAGATAGATTTGCCTCAATGATCATGTTGCCAAATGGCTCAACATAATATGTTAAACCAAGTAATGCTTTGGCGTTTTTCATGAGTTCTTTACGCTGCGCAGCGTTTGCAACACCAAACATCTCAACATGGTCTGGTGTTTTGTTATATCCTAATGCTTGCAGTGATCCAGGACCAGCAACAATAAGTTTCTTGCTTATTTTTTCTGTGGCTTGAATTGCAAGATGAATACCCTTTTCTTCACAAACACGACCAAAGAATAAAAAGTAATCTTGTTTCTTTTCGTTATATTCAAATTCACTGATTGTAAATGGATTACCGATTACTGCATCGCTCCATGATGGAGTCATAAGCATTCCGCGTTCACCATAAAAGTAATGCATATTAGCATACGAAGTGAATACGCGATATGGCGCAAAAACTCCATTTGCGCGATAACCAATTGAAGGCTCAACAACTTTGCATGTTGGATTCATCTCACAAGCAATTCGATTCTCAACTCCAAAGAAACAAACGATTATATCGTTATCGCTTGCTCGCTTGCGAATCTCCTGCCCAGCAAGTTCATTAAATCCTTTGATGTCAGTTGGTTCTGTTGGAATGTCAACATGTTCGCAGTCGACTTGTGCGCCAGGAATTCCATAATGAATCATATGGAAATGTGGCGAAAGATGCTTGATGTATTTGTATGCGTGGACCGCAAATGGGTCGACGCGATTCATCAGCCCTGTAGGATTTCTTGGGTTTACCAGTACATGAATTTTCATAACAAACTCAAAAAGTTAAATTATCTAGCGTCCTTAATCGTCAACGTACCCCAATATGTAGTACCGCCATCATAAGTGATAAACGTCCACAAGTCGCGAGCATTTGCTGTTGTCGTTGCAGGAGGCGCAGTTCCACCAGCCCAATATATTGTATTAGACCAAGAAGGCGTAAATCCACCAGTTGCATTCTGAATAATTAGAAGGGATATCAATTGTCCAGTTCCAGAAGCTGGTGCATTAGTAAACGTGATTGCAGCAGATGCAGTCAATACCAAACGGAAGTAGTTTGATACAGATAGATCGCAAGTATTCGCACCATTCACATTCGTGTTTGCTTGGATGAAATCTTTTGCAGACTTGAGTGTGAGGTTAGTTCCAATCGCTGTTGTATTTGCATTAAACTCAATATTGGCTTGAGTAGATCCATTAGCTGAAGCAGAAACATTTACTGTTGCAGTATTATTGAAGTTTAAATTGCTTTTAGCAAGAATTGAACCACCATTAGCATAAACCCAAACTGTGTTTGCAGCAGAGTTGGCTTGACTATATGCACCATTAGCCTGAGCATATGCACCATTTGCAGTATCTCTTGCAGTGTTGGCTTGTGTGCGAGCAGTATTGGCTTGGTCATAAGCAGTATTTGCCTGACCGTAAGCGGCGTTGGCTTGTGCGCGAGCAGTATTGGCTTGTCCATAAGCGTCGTTAGCAGTAGTTCTTGCAGTATTGGCTTGAGCATATGCGTCGTTAGCAGTAGTTCGAGCAGTATTGGCTTGGCTATATGCAGCATTGGCTTGACCGTATGCATTCAATGCATTTGTTCCAGCAGTGTTAGCTGCGCCATACGCAGAGTTTGCTGTATCGCGCGCAGTATTTGCTTGACCATAAGCGTCGTTTGCAGTAGTTCTTGCAGTATTCGCTTGTCCGTATGCATCATTTGCAGTTGTACGAGCGGTATTTGCTTGACCATAAGCGTCGTTTGCAGTAGTTCTGGCAGTATTTGCTTGACTGTATGCTGCGTTCGCTTGTCCATATGCAGCATTGGCTTGAGCATATACAACAGTGCCAGGAGGTTCAATGACAATATTACCAACCATTCCAGCATGCACTGTACACTGGTATACATATGTGTTGCCTAGAAGTTCATAAGGAACTTTCCAATATAGTTTACCACTCACTTTACCTTGTGCGTTAGATCCAGTACTGACAGTGCCGTCTGTTGCAACGTGCGTCAATCCTGTATTATAGTTTGATCCACCACTTGATACACGAATTGCAAATGGGTGTCCTGCATTATTTAAATTAAATGCAATAGTTTCGCCAGCGCGGATATAAATTGCAGGGTCGTCTACTGTACCATATTGATCAAATCGATATGCTGATGCGCCGTTATTCGTCACTGCCAATTCAGTTACAGCTGGCTGATAGTCTGAATTTGCTTGAGCGTATGCATCATTCGCAGTTGTGCGAGCCGTGTTTGCTTGAGAATATGCATCATTGGCTTGACCGTATGCCGTATTTGCTTGATCTCTGGCAGCATTTGCTTGAGCATAAGCATTTAATGCGCTACCAGATCCTGTATTTGCCGCAGCATATGCATCATTAGCGGTAGTGCGTGCAGTATTGGCTTGATCACGAGCAGCATTAGCCTGACCATAAGCGGTATTGGCTTGATCGTATACAATAACTAAATTTGCTTGAGTTGCAACTGAATTGCCGAGCAACAAAACACTATTCGCATTTAGAATTCCAAGTCTAACATTGCCAACTCTAAAATTATTATTTGCAATATCAATGACATTATTTGTTGGTTCAGTTTCATAATTGTCAAAGACATAAAATTGATTTTCTGTTGCTTTTCTGAAGAAACCAGCGTGAGTATTTGTCGCGCCATTAGCATAATGTCCAACAAAACCAATATCCTCTGCGTCACCAGAACTATTTGCTGACAACAAAATTATAGAGTCATTAACTGACAAGCTGCTGACATTGATCGTCGTTGCATTACCTTGAATAACAAGATTACCAGAAATTGTCAAGTCTCCGCTGATAGATCCACCAGAAGTCGACAATTTAGTGTTTGCTGCACCGTAAGCATCATTTGCTGTTGCTCGAGCAGTATTGGCTTGGTCGCGTGCACTATTTGCCTGACCGTAAGCGTCATTAGCAGTTCCACGAGCAGTATTGGCTTGCGCATAAGCATTTAATGCATTAGTGTTAGCAGTGTTGGCACCAGAATATGCATCGTTAGCAGTGTCTCTTGCAGTATTTGCTTGAGCATAAGCATTTAGTGCATTAGTGTTTGCTGTATTCGCAGCACCATATGCTGCTTGAACAGTAGCAGCTGAAGAATCACCGATAGTGATAAACTCAACATTAGCATTTGCGCCATCAGCACTTACTGCTACTTGAATCGTTGCAGTGTTAGCAAAATTAATCTTTTGAGTAGTTTTTGCAGAGGCGTTATTTGCATAGACTGTAACTTGTGCATTATTTGCAGCATCGTATGCAGAATTTGCTTGACCATATGCATTTAGTGCATTTGTTCCAGCAGTATTGGCAGCACCGTAAGCGTCATTCGCGGTCGTGCGAGCAGTGTTTGCTTGGCTATAAGCATCGTTAGCAGTCCCGCGAGCAGTATTTGCCTGACTATAAGAGTCATTAGCGGTATCGCGTGCGGTATTGGCTTGTCCGTATGCGTCGTTAGCAGTTCCACGAGCAGTATTGGCTTGAGCATATGCATCGTTAGAGGTGCTTCCCCCAGATTGCGCAAGCGTAACTAGGTTTACACCATTTGTTAACACAACTGAGGTGACATTTATGGTAGTAGCGTTAACTGTCGCAATCGATGCAGTAGCATCAATTGTTACGTTACCATAAATTCGTGAGCCGTCTTTTAATTTTGCCATTTTTGTTTCTCGAAAAACTTATTTTATTTATTAAACACCAAATCGATTCTTTTCAGAGTCGAAATTTTGTTCAACTTCTAAAGATGTTAATGCACGATTATAAATTCTTACAACTGAAATATCTCCAGGGAAAAAGTTCACTGAATCCGTAGAACTACTATCCCATCTTCTTGCAATTCGAACTTCACCGCCTGATTGTGGTGTTCCTGAATATGCTGTTTGTGTATCTAATGCCGCATTTACATACTGTTTTACGGTTGATCCATCATATGTTCCAACAACATGATACCATGCATTTAATGTTGGAGCAAATCCAGCTGTTCGACGCCAACCGCCATCAAAAAACCCAACGTTAATATTATAATTTGCTGGCGCACTATTTGTTCCCATTGTAAAATTAAATTTTGACGATAAGTCCCACTGGTTTCCGACAATCATTGTTACTTGTCCAGTCAAACTGGCTGTGACGCGAAACCATGCTTCAATAGTCCAAACGTTTAAATCTCCTAAATCTGGAACTGTTGCATATTCGTACGAGTCTTTATCAAAACTAAAAAAGGTTGGATCACCAGAAGCATATGTTGGAGTATTGAATAATGTTGCGTCAGTTCCAACATAAGCGTCCCATGTTGAACCTGAACCTGAATATCCTCTTGCATCTAAATCTACAACCAATCCACCACGAACGTATGTGTTCAGTGTATAATCGTCAAAATAATTTGCAACTTGCATCAATCCATTTGCATGAAGTCTTTTTGCAAGACCATTACTTACTGGACTAATTCCCACTTCATCAAACTCTGCAGCACGATAAAATGTACCATTTGCAGCCACATCCGATCCAGTGACTTCGTCTAGTTCACCTTTCGTTAAAAGGATTCCTGTGCTGTCGAGAGAATCAAATTTTGACATATTACAAGAACACTGTATCTAATGTTGAATTGGCTTCGTTATAGTACACAATAACCTTCACAGTTCCAGTGGTATTTGCATACGCAACATTATTTGAAGCAAGTATCGTATTTGATTTCAACGTGCTTGTTGATTTCGCAAACGTCAAATTAGAACTTGCGCCTACACTGCCACCATCATTGAAGATGACTTGCGTATCAGATCCAGCAACAGGACCAGTTGGACCCTGCGGACCAGTAACACCCTGCGGACCTTGAGGACCCTGTGGTCCTAGATCACCTTGCGAACCCTGTGGACCCTGCGGACCTTGAGGACCGATTTCGCCAGTCGAACCGATTGGTCCTTGTGGACCTTGCGGACCAGTCACACCTTGTGGTCCTTGTGGTCCTTGTGGTCCAGTATCACCTTGAGGTCCTTGTGGACCTTGAGGACCAATTTCGCCCTGAACGCCTTGTGGTCCTTGTGGACCTTGAGGACCAGTCACTGAGTTTCCTTGAGGACCTTGTGGTCCTTGAGGACCTTGTGGACCTTGCGGACCGACTTCGCCTTGAGGTCCTTGTGGTCCCTGTGGACCTTGTGGTCCAGTATCACCAACCACGCCTTGTGGTCCTTGAGGACCAGTTGCGCCTTGTGGACCCTGAGGACCAGTGTCGCCTGTGTCGCCCTGAGGACCTTGCGGACCTGTATTGCCTTGCGGACCTTGTGGTCCTAGATCACCTTGCGGTCCTTGTGGACCTTGAGGACCAGTTACACCCTGTGGTCCTTGAGGACCTTGAGGACCAGTGATTGAATTTCCTTGTGGACCTTGAGGACCTTGTGGACCAGTATCACCAGTTACACCTTGTGGACCTTGCGGACCCTGTGGACCAGTATCTCCGTTTGTTCCATTTGTTCCTGCTGGACCTTGTGGTCCTTGAGGACCAGTGCTACCTTGAGCACCTTGTGGTCCTTGCGGTCCTTGTGGACCAGTATCGCCTTGAGGACCTTGTGGACCAGTGCTACCTTGAACACCTTGTGGACCCTGAGGACCTTGAGGACCAACAACACCTTGTGGTCCTTGTGGACCAGTAGATCCTTGTGGTCCTTGTGGACCCTGTGGACCTGTATCGCCTGTGACTCCTTGAGGACCTTGTGGACCTTGTGGACCAGCTGAACCTGTTGCACCTTGAGGACCTTGTGGTCCTTGTGGTCCTTGTGGTCCAGCATTACCTTGTGGACCAGTTGGACCAGTTGAACCTTGAGGACCGTGTGGACCAGTTGGACCCTGTGGACCAGTATTGCCTTGAGTGCCTTGTGGACCTTGAGGACCAACAATCGCACCAGCATCAACCCAAGAGGATGATCCAGAGTTCCAAACATATAAGTGACCGTCAGCTGTTACAATATAAGCATCACCATCACTTGCACCACCAGGAAGATTTCCAACTGTAGCAACTGTACCAAGAACTGTGATGCCAGAACCTTGCGCGCCAGATGGACCAGATGGTCCTTGCGGACCAATTACGCCTTGTGGACCTTGAGGACCTGCAGTACCTTGTGCACCTTGAGGACCCTGTGGACCCTGTGGACCAAGAGCACCCTGTGGACCCTGCGGACCATTATCGCCTGTATCACCCTTTGGACCTTGCGGACCAATCGCACCCTGCGGACCTTGTGGACCAGTAACGCCTTGTGGACCTTGAGGACCAGCTGAACCAGTTGCCCCCTGAGGACCTTGAGGACCTTGAGGACCAGTATCACCTGTATCACCCTTCGGACCCTGTGGACCAATTGAACCCTGAGGACCTTGAGGACCTAAACTGCCAAGTGGACCTTGTGGACCTTGTGGACCTTGTGGACCTTGTGGACCTTGTGGACCTTGTGGACCGATCGGTCCAACATCACTGATGTTGATTGTTCCAGCCATTGATGAATGATATTGACACACATAATACAATGTGCTTGGCGCATCATAAGGAACAGCGAATGTTATTGTTCCGACAGCAGCACCACCATTCGTTACACCAGAGCTGTATATATTTCCAGAGGAATAAGCACCAGAAACTGTTTGAATCCAGAAAGGGTGTCCAGACGCATTTACACTAAATTGATAAGTGAATCCTCTCAATAAATTAAGAGTTGGATTACTAGAACCATCGATTATATAATTTCCGGAACCATTATTTGTCACAGTGTATGTTCGTGCGCCTAATGCACCCTGCGGACCTTGTGGACCTGTATCGCCAGTGACACCTTGTGGACCTTGTGCACCTTGTGGACCTTGTGGTCCTTGTGGACCTGTATCGCCAGTGACACCTTGTGGACCTTGTGCACCTTGTGGACCTTGTGGTCCTTGTGGACCAGTATTACCAATTGCACCCTGTGGACCTTGAGGACCAATGACACCTTGTGGACCTTGAGGACCTTGCGGACCTTGAGGACCAGTGACGCCTTGTGGACCTTGTGGACCTATATCACCCTGTGCACCTTGTGGACCAGCAACACCTTGTGGACCCTGTGGACCCTGTGGACCAGTAGAACCTGTTGAGCCTTGTGGTCCTTGTGGACCTTGAGGACCTTGAGGACCTTGAGGACCAACAATTGGTCCAGAATCGATCCAACTTGAACCATTCCACACATATAAGTGTCCGTCTGCAGTTACGATATATGCATCACCGACTGCAGCACCGCCTGGAAGATTACCTACAGTTGCAACAGTTCCTTGTACCGTAATTCCTGAGCCAGCTGGACCTTGAGGTCCTTGTGGACCTTGAGGACCTTGCGGACCTGTTGAGCCAGTCACACCCTGTGGTCCTTGTGGACCCTGTGGACCCTGTGGTCCAGTATTGCCAGTCGTGCCTTGTGGTCCTTGAGGACCAGTAGATCCTTGTGGTCCAGCAACACCTTGAGGACCTTGAGGACCCTGAGGTCCAGTCGAACCAGCCACACCTTGTGGACCTTGTGGACCAGTCGATCCTGCTGTGCCTTGTGGACCTTGTGGTCCCTGTGGACCTTGTGGTCCTGTTGAACCAGCAGCACCTTGTGGACCCTGTGGACCAGTCGATCCAGCTGCACCCTGTGGACCCTGTGGACCAGTCGATCCAGCTGCACCCTGTGGACCTTGAGGACCAGTCGAACCAGCAGCACCCTGTGGTCCCTGTGGACCTTGTGGTCCTGTTGAACCAGCAGCACCTTGTGGACCCTGTGGACCTGCTGCACCTTGTGGACCCTGAGGACCTGCTGCACCAGCAGCGCCCTGAGGACCTTGTGGACCAGTAGATCCGTTACTTCCTGCTGGTCCTTGTGGACCCTGTGGACCAGTTGAGCCAGTCGCGCCCTGCGGTCCCTGTGGACCTTGCGGACCACCAGCCTCGCCCTGTATACCTTGTGCACCAGTTGGTCCTTGTGGACCCTGTGGACCCTGTGGACCTCTTAATCCTTGAGAACCACGACCTGTTGAAACTCTAACTGTTGTCATTTAGTTACCTGCGGATTAACTGTGATGATGCCCTCAACAAGTCTTGTTGTGACATTAGCATTATCGGTTTGTTTTACATCGAACAAATAACGACCTGCTTTAATGTTCGAAGTTGTTGCCGCATTAAGACTCAAATAAACGTTCCCATTTGCAGCGTCGAGAATGGTCACAGCTAGATTTGCTGTGATGCCAGATGAATAAAAGGATTTTCTTATAGTGGAAGAAAACGTGTAATTCGTCACGTTGATGACTGATCCATCATCTTCGGTCAAGTCCAAATCAAAATTGAAATCGGTTCCTTGATCCAGGTCTAATTCTATAAATTGAGCCATTGAAATATCCTATTATTATTGCTCTATTTATAAAATAGGAGTCCACACCAGAGCAGAGTAATATTTAATACTAATTCTCTTCGATAAAGATCACTGTTACTGGGCTGGAGTTGGCGGTAATCGAATGTGTTAAGGTGTTCCCAGCCATTTGACCATACCCAAAACTCATTCCAGAAGTTTCAGGAGTGATTTCGACGTTATCTTTTTTGTAGGAAAACTCTGATCCATAAACATACAAAAAGGATCGTTTGTTAGTCGTTTTTGTGATTTCTTCGTTAACGATCTTCGCAGCACTAAAGGTAATCTGAGAAAAGGTCGTATTAATTAGAGAAACTCTTACAAAGATATCATCATCGGATCGCGTATAAGCCTGCACAGGTTTATCATAGATCCATGGATCGACATAAGAACTCCATGTATTTGAGTATGGATTGGTGTGCGTTTGAACTGCACCATCTTGGTACTCTGTTCTTATATTACCATTGATAACGAGAAATAAATGGTTTGTATTTGAAGGAAAATGCTGCCACAAACCAGAAGTTCCACTCAGAGGAATTAGACACCCTTCGTTCGGGCAACCAACACCTTTAGTATATTTTGAAAAAGATATTTTTGTATTAGATGCCATTTTACTCTTTATTCGGGATTTCCCAATCGATCTCTACGTCTGGTTTAATATGGCGAGAAATTGCGCGTTCCTCTAATTTCCTATTTATATAATCGACTCCTGTGTGTTTTCGAAACTCTTCCAGCTTGGCTTCGTCGACAGAATAGATAAAGTTACTGAGTTCTTTCTCAGATCGTTTCTTATTCATATTCAATCGTCTTGCATCGACCACTGGATTGACAGTCTGTTTAGTCTCGTGATTCGCAGAACGAAGATAATGATAAACCTTCGCGCGTCTCATATGATAAATGCTATACCCCTTGAGGAAGGAAGTAAGAGCAAACATCTGTTCTTCGCCTTCGAAGAAGATATTTGTATTATACCCAACTTCCTTCACCCATTTTGCTGGAGCAAAGAAGTTACCAGCGCAGATATGGCGAGAGGGACTTACTACATCTCGAGCAGGAACCCATGGACCATGAGCGTGTAGTCTCATGTTTTTATCAAACTGATAATATCCAAGATTCACTGAGATGTCATCGGTCAATGTATGCTTGGTAATTCGATCACCATCAAGATCAAAGTTTTTAGTTCCACATGTTAGAAGAACTCGATCATGTCCTGCAACTTTACACGCATGCAAATAATCTAGAATTAGATAATGATCCCACCCCTTATCAAAGAGCATGTGAGAGTCGATTTGATACTGAAACTCTTCTTCATAGATCTGCATTGAATTAATAGAACGCGCCCAAACAACACCATCAGAAAATTCTGGATCAATTCTTTTATATCGAATGTTTGTCTTTTTTACCAGATCTGGTG